GGAGAGTGGTGTTATAAGTATGGCTTACTGTATAGTAATAGAGTTATACCTGAAGAATGGTTAAAAGAAAAAGGCAAGAACAAACACAAGAAGTTTATAGCCTTTACAGGAACTAAGAGGAGAATCGTATGACAGAAGAAATAACACCTGAGTTTGATCCTAATGATTTTGCAATACGATTGCGTCCTCATATGGTAGATGGCAAATGGAATGGTGATGTAGATATATGTATAATGTGGGATGACAAACACAAACTTACAGGAGAAGACTTTACAAAGCTAATGCATTTGACTAAAATGATTTGTGCTTCTGTGCCTATGATGGAGTACGATGAAGTACTAAGAAGCGACATAAGTAATTACGTAACAGACTACGAGAATGACACGTTACCAAAGACACATATAACTGAGCCTGTTCGGGCAGAAGTAACTAGTGTAGATGGTAATGTAATACACCTAACATTTAACACTAAGACGAAAGGATCAGCATAATGGATACACTTACAATGGGCAATGAGACTATTACGATTAAAGATACCAGTGGGCCATTTTCATTCTCATCTTTTGATATGGTAAATCATCCACCACACTATAATCAAAATGGGGTAGAGTGCATTGACGCTATCAGTGCTGCTACAGGTGATAACTTTAAGTACTACCTGCAAGGTAACATAATGAAGTACTTATGGAGGTTTGATTACAAAGGTAAGGCTGTAGAGGATCTGAATAAAGCTAAGTGGTACTTAGATAAACTAATAGAACACATGGATAAATAATGAGAGTAAAAGTATTTATAACTTTAGACATTGACAAGGAGGAGTATCCAATGCCCTCTGATGGAGATGTCGCATCTGAAATAGGTGATGGCTTACGTGAATACATCCATGATGTAGAAGGCTTAGAGGTATCATCATTAAAAATTACTATGGAGAGATAGACATGCACACAAATAATTATTTAAGTTCTGACTACCAAAATTTTATTGCGCTATCACGCTATGCCAGATGGAGAGAAGGTGATCAGAGGCGTGAAGGTTGGCTTGAGACAGTAGAGAGATACTTCAACTATCTTGAGAACTACGTAAAAGATAAGTATGGTTACACGATGCCTGATGATATACACAAGAAACTATCTAGTGCAGTACAGGATTTAAATGTTATGCCAAGTATGAGAGCATTGATGACAGCAGGAGCACCATTGGATATATGCCACGTGCCTAGCTACAACTGTTCATACATGACAGTAGATACGCCAAGAGTATTTGATGAATGCATGTACATACTTATGTGTGGTACAGGTGTTGGCTTCTCTGTTGAGAGACAGTACACAGATAAGCTACCCATAGTTAATGAAGAACTACATCATTCAGATACAGTAATTAAAGTAGGAGACTCACGTGTTGGATGGTCAAAGTCTCTCAAAGAATTACTAGCTATGTTATACTCTGGTCAGATACCTACATGGGATGTCAGTGCAGTACGTCCTGCTGGTGCTAGGCTAAAGACCTTTGGTGGTCGGGCATCTGGTCCTGCACCACTAGAAGATCTGTTTAACTTCTGCATTGAGAAGTTTAAAGGTGCAGTAGGACGTAGACTAACACCATTAGAGTGCCATGACATCATGTGTAAGATAGGTGAGGTGGTGGTAGTAGGTGGTGTAAGACGTAGTGCACTGATCAGCCTGTCAGATATTGATGACGATCAGATGCGCCATGCTAAATCAGGACAGTGGTGGGAGAATGAAGGACAGAGAGCACTAGCTAACAACAGTGTAGCTTATAGCACTAAGCCTGACATGGGAACATTCATGCGAGAATGGACATCACTGTACGAAAGTCAATCTGGTGAGCGTGGTATATTCAACAGGCAGTCAGCAGTTAAACAGGTTAAAAAAACAGGTAGAAGACAATCTTTAAAAAGTTGGACAAATGAACCATATCTGTTTGGTTGTAACCAATGCTCTGAGATTATACTAAGACCATTTCAGTTCTGTAACCTATCGGAAGTAGTAGCACGTAATACTGATACACTTAAAACACTTAAAGAGAAAGTAAAGTTAGCTACTATACTAGGTACATTACAATCTACACTTACTGACTTTAGATATTTACGTAAGATATGGAAGACTAATACTGAGGAAGAAAGGTTGTTAGGTGTATCTCTTACAGGTATCATGGACTGTCCATTGTTAAATGGTAAGCAACAGAGAAACAATCTTCCTAAAGTATTAGAGGAACTAAAGAAAGTAGCTATAGATACCAACAAAAAAATAGCAAAGGCAATAGGTATCAACATGTCAGTAGCTATTACATGTGTTAAGCCATCAGGTACTGTATCACAGCTAGTAGATAGTGCCAGTGGCATTCATGCAAGGCATAGTCCATACTACATCAGGACAGTACGTGCTGATAACAAAGACCCTATGACACAGTTCATGGTTGATATGGGTATACCTAATGAGCCTGACGTTACTAAGCCTTTAGACACTACAGTGTTTAGCTTTCCTACTATTGCACCAATAGGGGCTGTGACACGTAATGACATGACAGCAATAGAGCAGTTAAATCTGTGGCTAACATATCAAACACACTGGTGTGAACACAAACCATCTGTTACAATATCGGTTAAGCAGAACGAATGGATGGAAGTAGGAGCATGGGTGTATGAGAACTTTGATGATCTATCAGGCATTAGCTTCCTACCTTACAGCGAGCATGTGTATAAGCAAGCTCCCTACCAAGAGGTAGATAAGTCTACATGCATGGAGATGGTTAAGCGTATGCCAAGCAGAATAGATTGGAGTAAGCTATCCGACTATGAAAAGGAAGATGGCACATCAGGAGGCAGGGAACTAGCCTGTTCAGCAGGGGTGTGTGAAGTTGTTGATTTAACTACATAAGGAGTATATAATATGATTGCACTAGATATAACAGACGATATGGTAATGGAAGCTAGGCACAAGATGTTAGAGATGGGCATGTTACAGCAGTCCATCTTGAATGGTGGAGGTACACTAGCAGGTTTCATAGGGGAGCAGGTAGCTCTGAAAGTAATGGGAGGTAAGTGGTTGAACACTTATGACTATGACATTATGCTTGACAATGGTAAGACAGTAGACGTAAAGACAAAGCAGACAAGTGTACCTCCACTAAGTCATTACGAATGTTCTGTGGCTAAGTTAAACACCAGACAGAAGTGTGACATGTATGCCTTTGTACGTGTTAAGAAAGATCTTAGCACTGCATGGTTCTTAGGTAGTAAGGATAAGATAGAGTACTTTGATAAAGCTGTGTTTAAAAAGAAAGGCGATAAAGATGGTGACAATAACTTTGTTATCAGGTCTGATTGTTATAATATGGCAATTACTGAATTGGATCAACCGAATTAGCAGGGAGAAGTAGTATGCGTAGAGGACTAAATAAGAATGATGCACCACTAAAAATACAGTGGCGTAGAGGTTACGATGCTTTCTACAGGGGAGCAAAGTATACTAACCCCTACAAAGAAAACTCCATGCAATCTAGAGAGTGGGAACGTGGTTATAACAAGGCCTACTTTGAGACACTACGAAAGGTGAAGCATGAAGAGCAACTTAGAACAGTCGGCACTTAACTGGTTGAAGGAGAGATATGCAATGTTAGATTTTAATGATTACCAAAAGATCGCACAGACAACAGCTATATATCCACGAGAATATAAGATTACATATCCAGCTTTAGGTTTAGTTGGGGAAGCAGGTGAGGTAGCTAATAAGGTAAAGAAACTTATTAGGGATGGTGAAGATACCATGCCTCACGATTGGAAGGAACAACTAGCATCAGAGATAGGTGATGTACTGTGGTATTGTGCAGCACTGGCATCTGATCTTGACATGTCGTTGAGTGTTATAGCTAAACAGAATAAAGATAAGCTAGAAGCTAGGTTAAAGAAAGGTACGATACAGGGTAGTGGAGATAAGAGGTAGTTACTGTACTTTAACTTTGCCTAAATCCTGTTGTATCTGCGTATTTAATTTTAGTAGTGTTAGTAGATCTTCAGTGTTATATATCTCAGGTGCTTTATTATACAATTCTATAAAGAGGGATGAAGATGCAACTCGCTGTTTTCTGGGTAACTTACTGTACGATTCTATTGATCTGTAAAATAATGCTTTATCAGGATCTAACTCTGATGTTTCTACATTAGCAAATGTATTAGCTGCACTACGCATATTAGATAGCCATTTATTCATATACATTAAAGATTTACCTTTAACAAAGTCTTCTTTAGTAACACTATTTTTTGTTAGTGAACCGCTATCAAAGTACTGCTGTTCAAATAAAGGCTCTAAATTATCTTTTAATACCTGTGTAACAACAGGCAATCTTTTTTGTATGTATTTATTTCCTAGTCTTTGATATGAAGGAACTATACTTTTCTTAGCACCTGCTTGAAACTCTGCTATACCAAGACTTTGTAAATACTCTCCTGCTTCATTTGGTAATGCTCTAAGATTTATACCAAGCAATAAG